TGAACTGGATCTTTAGAGCCAAAAGGTCTATGAAGGCCAAATTGATCTAAAAAAGCAGCAGGAACTTCAGGAGAAATATCGGCAGCCATGCCTTTTTCATGCAAGCTAGTGCCAGGCTTTGCTACTAGATTAGGATTTGATCCTCTTTGTCCCCAAAGTTTTAATCCTTCTTCTGTAGTTCTTGCGCCACTTGTAATAGGCAAATCTCTACTAGTTTTGGCTTTCCATGCATCATTAGCAGCCTGTAATCGGCTAGACATATCTTCATTAAGACCGCCAAACTTATTTACTGGTTCTGCTTCCCATAAATCTGCAAAATTTGCCATGATTAAATCAATCCAAGTTGACGAGCCAGTTTAATTTTTTCACCCATTTCTCTTTGTTGAGCTGGTGACATTGATCGTTTAAGTTTAGCAACTTCTTCAGGAGTTGTTTCTTGGAAAATATGGAAATCGTTAACTTTGTTAAATTGCGCCAATCTTTCTTGGTAAGCTTGCGGATTGTTAGCTACAGGAGCTAAGAATTTGTATTTAGCTTGATTAAGCTTTTCCATGCCAATCATTTGATCAGAGATCTGATTAATAGCCTCTTTGGTCATTTTCTTATTAGGATTAGCAGCTTCAGCCATCATACGAGCCATATCGGTATTACCGCCAGCCAACGAAAGCATTGCAGAAGTTTTAGCCAATTCATCAGTTGACATTTTTTCAGTCTGAAATACATCCAAACCAACTGCTTGTGCAATACCAGAAGCCAATTCCTTACGAGCACCGCCAACACCAGTAAAGGCTTCAGGAGCTAATTTCTTAATGTTTTGGAACAATGCAATTCTAGGCTCTGCGCCAGAAGCAGCTTGCTGAGTAGCTGTAAAGTCTGTTGATAAGTTAGTTGCAGCAACATTACCCATTCCAGCTTGAGCTTGTGTAGGATTGGCAGAAGTTCTTTGAGTAAATTGATTTGTAAGTTGTCCTGTTGCTCCTGGTGCTGGTTGACCACCGCCACCTGGCAACTGACCACCACCAGCTTCACCAACAACTTCAGCTTCATTGGTAATAGGGTTAACCCTAATAAGCTGACCAGCAGCATTAGTTGTAACTTGAGGAGCCATGCCTACAGTTGCAGTTCTAGCACCAGCATCCAAACCAGTAATATGACGTTCTTTTAAATAAGTACGCAATGCAGCAGGATTGTTTAAAGCCAAATCTACATAAGGCTGAGTAAGTTTTTCTGATGTAGCTTTATCAACTCCAGCTTCTTCTCCTTGCTGAACTCCCCATTTTTTAAGAGATTCAGCCAATTTAACTTTATCAACAGCATTAGGATTTTGTTCGGCAGCAACAATCAAAGGATTGTTAATCATAGAAACATAACGACTAGCAATGGCATTTTGTTTCTTTTGAGCAAGTTCCATTTCTGCGCCACCAGCTTGAGCTTCAGCAGTACGAGCAGCAGCTTTTCCAGCAGCAATTTGTGATGGAAATAATTCTTGTTGTTTTTGATACGTTTGAAGGCTGCTAGCCATTCCCAACATATCGCTTAATGACATTGGTTTTGGAGTTTCTAATTTTCCAATAATGCTTGGATCTAATCCTGCCATGATCTATTCCTTAAATTTAAGCTGGTGTAATTATTGGGCCAACAAATGATGATGAGCTTGGATTAGTTGATGGATTGCTCATAAAATTGCTATATGCATTAGATCCATAACCACCAGCAGATAGAGCTGATTGAGCTGCGTTTTGTGCTCCATATTGGCTTAATCCATACATAGTTGCAGCATTTCCTATTGATCCAATACCACTAGATATAGCGTTTGCAGTACCAATTTGACCAGCAGCTTGAGCATTACCAATGCCTTGAGTAATGTTTGAAATATTGGTTCCAATTCCTAATTGAGCATTTGCAGTTCCTTGAACGGCATTTTGCCCAATACCAGCAATACCAGATAAAGTGTTGTAAATATTAGTTTTTTGAGCTTGGGTTTGATTAAAACCTTGAGCTTGCTGCGCCATGTAATTATTTAAAGCATTTTGATAGGCATTAGAAGCATAATCTTCAGCAAACTTGGTTCTAGCCATATTTGCATTAGAACCACCACCGCCTACGTTGATATTTTGGCTAGTAGCTCCCAAACCTTGTTGCTTCATAAACTCATAGTTAGCTGGCAACTGAGCCATTATCTGAGCTGTAGTTACAGGCTGATAAGTTTGTGCTTGAGTATTAAAATAAGGAATGTTGCCTTCAAGAGCAGTTAAACCAGCCTGTCCTGTAGTCTGATAAGGTTGATACAGTCCAGAAACTTGTTTGCCAATGTCTAACAACTGACTTTGAGCTGCTGCTCCTGCTTGCGCTTGTGTATTAGCTGCATTTTGAGCAGCATTTCCACTAACCATAGAGCCTACTACAGGCCCTAAAACTGCACCACCTACAATAGCTGCTGCGACCCAAGACATATTATTCTCCCTTTAAAGCCATTTTTTGAGCTTCAATGACAAATTGCTTCAATTTATTACTAGAATCAAACAAAGCTGTTTCATCAGGCTCAATTAATTCCGCTTCAATTTCATCTAAATCTGTTTTATCAGTCTTATGAACTGTAATTCCAATAGCATCAGAAATGGCATAAGTAACCCTTTTTGTCCCAGGTTGTGACTCTATAATGTCACCAGGTTTTAAGGTTTTCATTCCGCTTTCTGTCCACGCTATTATTTCACCTTTTGCACATAAAAAAAAGTGTGGTTTCTTATGAACTTTGCCAACAATTAAGGTTCCTGCTGGCCTAGTCAATTTACGGCAATACATACCTTCAGAAAAATAATGCTCTGTTTGAAGCTCCGCTTGTGGCATTTTCACCATTTCAGCTTGAAGCTTTTCAATTTGTTCCTTTGTAGGAATAATCTTTTCTAATAATTCGGTACTCAAAACTGACCTCCTCCGATTCCCAATAAGGCAGTTAAATTAGTAAATACGCCTGTAGATGGAGTTATATCTCCAATAGGAGTGTTATTAATATCCCCACCACTAATTATGATGTAATTTACTGTTTGACTGACTACATTGGGGTTTTGAAGCCAAATAAGCCATTCTCTAGCTGGTCTTTTAGTTAAAGGATCTAAAAATTCGCTTTGAGGATAACGAATATTGGTATTGATTGGCCCAGTAGCCATTAGTTTTCCCCACCTTCAGCCTTCAAATTAGCGGAAACAATAACAGCCTTAATTGGATCGGAAACCACTACTTCATAAATGCGATCCCTTGACCAGCCCAATCTACGCCAAATAGCACGATTGTTATATTTTCCAACTCTACCAATAGTTACCCAATGTTCATTAGACCATGTAGAACCGCCATCAGATGACCAACGTAACATAGACTGAGGATCATCACCTTGACCAGTTTGCAATCCTACACCAGGCTGAAATTGGATCTGCATTTCTGCAAAATATTGACGTTGAAGATCTGAAACCAAATGAGGGCATCTACGCAATCTACGAATTGTATTGCCATTATCTGTATAAACTTCATTGTTTAATTGATAAATCTTGCCGTTTTCGTAATCGCCTACCAAATAGACGTTTCCAAAAAAAGCACCGCAATTTGAACGATGACGATGATAACCAGTTGCATTATCCCAAGAAAGCCATTTATGCCAAGCTTTAGTAGTTAAATCATAAACCCAAGTCAAATCAATAGAAGGGAAAGTTACTACATAGAACTCATGGCCTTCTAAGCGATAAGTATAAGCAACAGCATCACTTAACTTCACATTCATCAAAGTCTGTTCTACAGCATGATTTGACAGCCTTACAAAGGTATAACCTTGCACCGCACCAATAATGCCTTGACCACGAGCATCTTGAGAAACAAACATAATTTGTTCTTCAAATTGCCAAATACTGTTAAATGCAGCGCAACCATGCTGCATCATGGTTCCTGAAATACGGCTAAATGGAAAAGTTGTTAATCCTGCAATTTGGCTTCCTACATCCACCCAAACTTCAGTTGTTTGATCTCCAAGCAAATAAACTTGTCTGTGATCGGCAATAATCGCTACGATTGGATCAGGCTCACCATCTTTTGTGCCGTAATAAGCAGCAGTTGAATAAGGTGAAGAAATATCTGTGGCAGCCCAGTTATTAGTGCCAGGTTCATTGTAAATATTGTAATTATCAATTACGTCAACACAAGTTGCCCCCTGCCAAGGGCCATCTGTATAGGCAAGTTTTGTAAAAACATTGGTTAAAGGTACATAAAAATAACGATTAGAGCCATCTACAATATAAGCAAAAATGCCATCAGAAGGGCTTCTATTGTATGAAATCTGACAAGGGCCACTTGTAGTAGTTAAAGTTCCTACTTGTGTTGCAACATAAGCTTCATCTATTTTATAAACTCTATCAGCGCAAATAGCCAACATAATAAAAGGAACAGTTCCATGCAAAGGAAACAATGCTCTTACTTCCCCTGGAAACAGTTGTGCTACCTCAACAAGACCTGGTGTTGGATATAAAGCTACTGCGCCTCTAGCACCTTGACCTTTATTAGGATCAATTTCCAAGTAAAAGTTAATACATTCCTGATCATCTTGATAGATGGAAGGAGCTTCGTAAGATGGGCCAACAAAGCCAAAATCAGCCATTATCGGAAGAACCCACCAGAAAGAATCCAGCCAGCATCTTTAGCTCTACCAACAAGCATAGAATCTGGATAACCAGCAGCAGCAATAGGCCTCATATTGTTACGTTTAATAGTCGATTTAGATTGAGCTGCATAAGCATTAATCATGCCAATTTGCGTTGTAGAAGCTTTTCCATACATAGGCATCAATCGTTCAGCCAAATTCCATCTAAGAGCCATTGAATAGCCTTGTGGAAGAACAATATCGTCATACAAGGTTTCATAATTACTAAAAATGGTAGATGAGAACATATGCATCTCACCTTGGCTTGGATTAGGCCATACAAAAACGTTACCAGTATCCGCATTAGGATTGTAGTAAAGAGCTTTAGGCCAAGGGCCATTCAAGGTTTTTAAACCAATTTGATTGTAATTATCTAAAGATAAAACAGCTACTTGGTAATCTAAACCGCCATTAGGAACAGCTTGTCCATTAGATTGAGTATTTACCCTTACATAAGCTTGATCAATAAACAATGGTTTTTGATAGTAAGCAGTAATAAGTTGAGAAGCTACTGGAGTTGGATAAGTAATGTTTAGCTTATAAGTACCAACTTCATTGACTTGACCACCAGCACCAGTAATAAATTCAACAATCTTAGTTCCAGCAATAATTCCTGTGCCTTTTAAGGTTTGACCTTGAGCTACTGCGCCAGTTGTAAGACCAGTAACAGTCAAAATATTGCCTGTAATTGATCCTGTAAAAGATGCGCCAATGTAATTTGCTGTAGATGGATTAGGTCCAATAGTGTATTGAACTTGACCAGAAATCAAAGGAAATATGATTTCTGTGGTGTTAAACACCATCATATCTTCATTTGACCATTGATCAATCAGGTCATTAAGCATATCAAAAGCATCTTGAGCTGCATCAGCCGTTGGAACTTCACCAGCTTCTAATGCGCCAATGTCTTTTAAAGCTCTGCTAATAATATCAAGTGGCTTTGTCATTTTTATCTCTTAAACGCTAGTAATGGTTTGCCAACCAGTTGCTGTATAAACGCATAATTTTTGAAGGGTTGTATCAAATAAAATTTGCCCTATGTTTGGGCTTGTTATTGCATTTTTTTGCGCTGTAGTAGCATTTGGAGCTATAAAAGGAATTGTGTTTACTGGAGTTGCTGTAGAAAAATCTACTATATCTCCAACATTTAAACCGCTTGCAAAAGTAATTACAGTTTTACTTGTTTCTGCATAGTTTTGGGTAACAATTTGTTTTGATCCATTTACATAAACAATTAAATTATTGGTTCCTGGCTGATATTGCATAGAACTCAAAGTAAATACAGTTTGACTTTGAGTTGCAGTTTGAGTTTCTTCTTGTCCAGTAAAATTTACAAAATTTGAATTAATTCCTACCAAATTGTCATAAGATCCAATCAAAACAACTGAAGAATTTTTAACAACAAACTTATAAGATACTCCATCAGTTATCCAAATTTCGCCCCCTGGAACACGACCAGAAGAATCTAAAACTATAGGATTTGAATGTTGAATTAATCCTGTATTGCTTGTATAAACTGCTGCTGGAGTTGAAGTTCCTGACAAATAAGTGTATATAAGTCCACCAGAAAGGGGAATACCATCATTATTAAATAGCTGTGCGCCAGCTCCGTAAATTGGTGAAAGATTGACTGCCATTTATAGCTCCTAATTGTTTGGCGTAAATACTTGTGGCAACCAAGGCGCAACAACAGTTTTACTGTTTTTAATAGAATTTAACTGTTCTTCTAACCTAGATTTTATTAAATTTATTCCATCTTTCATAGTTTCTTGTTCAATCCAAGAGGCTACCATTTCTTCAGTAACTTCTGCAAAAGGAGTTTTAATTGTTGGATTGTTAAACCACCAATTACCTTCACTTTCTACAATGGCAGAATTATCATCTTGAGCTTGAACTCTATATTTTGCATGAATAATTAAATCATTTTCAGCAGAAATTTCTAAGATTTCCCAAGTAAAATTCATTTTGGCATCCAAGGAAGATTTGGAGTAATTATTGTTGGATTTGCTAAAGCAGCTATTTGAGAATTTAAATTTGATTGAATAGAAGCAACTTCTGTAGCTCCCATTGCATTTTGTACCCAACTAATTACAGTTTCCAATGTAAGATTATCATAAGCTATAAAAGGGCTTCCTGCTGTATATGTTAATGGTTGAACGCCATAAACTGTTGCGTTATGACCATTACCATCTGTTCCATTTACTCGCCAATGAACATTAGTTACAACATTAGTTTCTCCATCAACAGATGGAAAACACTCCAAACCATTTACGTCAACAAGCCAAATATATGTATTAGACATCATAAATCCTTATGTTAAATTAGCCATTTTTACCCATGTTCCAGGGGAACCAGCAACACTACATTGCCATCCGCTAGGAACACCAGCAGCAGGGCCAATATTAAAAATAGTATCCCCTAATGCCCAAGCTCCTGAAGTTGGAACTCTATCTCCAAACATAACTGTATTAGATTTAATAGAGCATGGATATTTCCAAGCACCTTCATTATTAATAAAATATTGACGAAAACCAAAATTAGTAATGTTATTTAAATTTACTGGATTTGTTACTGTGCAATCAGCAAAATTTTCAAAATAGCAAAGAAGATTAGTAGGAGTTGTAGATACAGTTGAATCTATACCATTTGATCCACTATACATTTTGTTGCTTTTGAATAATATTGGTATATTGTTGTAATCTCCAGGCTGAATCAAATAATGTCTTTGAGAAGCATAAGAAGTGTTATCAAATATTTGCAATCCATTTGAAGTATTGCCTGGCTGAATATAAACAGCACCTAAAGAACCAGTTTCATTAATGTAGTTTCCTGAAACAATACCGCCAGTTGCAGAAACATAAATTAATGGAGAGCTTGTTTGACCAGTTACGTTGTTATACAACTTATTATTTGTAATAAGAACATTGTTGTAATAAGGGCCACAAACAATAAATGCTGTCGGATTAGTTGATGCGCTTCCACCGCCATTAATAATATTGCTATCAATAATTCCACCTTCTACTGCAAAAAATGGAGCATTGTAGTTATTTGCACCAATTCCATATCCAGAATTAATGCCAAAAATAGTGTTTCCTTGAATAACCCATTGGCTTGCTTCTTCTTCTGCGCCAATATGACCAGCACAAGGATTTAAAGAAGAATTGTTAATAGTATTGCCCATGATGATACCTTTTGTGCAATTTGAACCATTGACAACAAAAGAAACATCCCAAGGATTTAAAACAAAATTATTAATGGCAATACAAGAATGAGCTTTAAAAAATACTGCTCCAGGACATTGCTCAAAATAGCATCCATCTGCTCTTGAATATTGAGTATTTTCTGTGGCGCAGCAAAAAGCGCAATTAATACTTGATGCTCCACGAGCCAAAGAATAAAAATTACATTTTGTAATTACAGTTCTGTTTCCTTCTGTCCAAATAAAAGCATTGTTTCCTGTTGCTGTTGTTGCAGCACTTCCATCAAAAGATAAACCATCAAAAACAATATTATTTCCAGTTACATAAAAAGCAAACATATTACCGCTTGATTTATCAAAACTTGAAAGTAATTTTATTGTTCCAACACCATATAAATGAATATTGCTGACAGTTACATTAATTTTTGATGCTATTGCATAAGTTCCCTCAGGAAAATAAATTGATTTTCCAGTATTGATTGCTGCTTGAATAGCTGCTGTGTCATTAGTTGTTCCATCTCCAACAGCTCCAAAATCTTTAACAGAAATAATATCTTGTGCTTTTGCATTAATAGTACGATTAATAGCACCAGTAGGTGTTGTACTACCATTCATTAGATCAATTTTTGGAATCAATGTAGTCATTTTTAATCCTGTTTTTTAATTTTTGCAGATTCTACTGATGTTTTTAATGGTTCAACAATAACTTTTCCATCATCATCTGTCCAATCAGTATCCATCATATGTTTATCTTTACGTTCGCCAATCACCATCCAGCTAATATCTGATTTAGCCGTAGAATCTTCAGATTCAACTGTAAGAATATTTCCTTTTACTGAACCACGAACAGCAGTCCAATCGGATTCATTTGTTGTAAAACATTGAATATCACGACATAATGCTTCAAAAGTTCCTTCGGTCATTGTTGAAGCTTCATCAATATTTACAGAAGCTTTACCATTTACAAGAGTTACACGACCTCTGTAAATTAAATCAGCTTGTGGGCCTTCAATAAATGAATGAACTAATTGATGAGTTTCTTCAAATTCTGGTAATGGATGATCAATCCTAAAAGAACCTGAACCTTTAGATAATGCACCATATACAGTTACACTTCCTGCTGAATTTACATACAATCTAGCAGTTGGCGAACCTCCATTTGATGTATAAACTGTAAAATCATAAAAATTATCGTAAGCACCAGTAATATTGCTTTGCCAAATAGTTCCAGCATAAGTAGCAGCAGCAAATTGACAAACAGCAGCCGTTCTTGCTCCAGTATTTTGAGCAGTATTTGAAAAGGTTAATGTTTGACCGCTAGTGCTACCGCCAATATCTAATTTAGATTGAGGTGCTGTAACTCCAATTCCAACGCTACCAGTAGTACCAATAAATATCTGAGTAACGCCAGACGTACCAATACGCATTTGGCTTGTTGTGCTGCTTGATGTTTGTCCATCAATAAAACAACCATAAGACGTATTATCGTTAGTATAAAGACGTAATTGAACGTGCTGGCTTCCTGCTGAAGCATTAAATAAATCTAATGGATAGCCTGTTCCACTTCCAGCATCAGCAGCAGCTATAATGCTGCCATTTGTTCCAGGAGCAGTTCCAACGCCTATTTTTCCGTTTACTCTTAAATTTGCTGCACCTGGATCTGTAGTGCTGCCAACGGAAAAACCGCCAGAAACAAACAAGCGCATTTTTTCTGCGCCATTGTTCCAAAAAGTTAATGGTAAATAAGTTCCTGTTCCGTTGATGCCTGACACTAATTGAACATCGGTAGATCCATTAGTAGCAATAAGAATTTTGCTTGCATTTGTAGGATCTGCTGCATTAGAAACTTGCCATGAAGCTGCTGTGTTTGTTCCATTGGGAAGGGCATAAATACCAGTAGAACCATTGACTGTGCTAGTTTGCAAAGCCAATCTGTTTGTAACTGTAGCATTGCTAAAGTCAGCAAGAATACGGCTGCCAGCTCCAGTAAATGTTAAGTTTCCTGAATCCGTAATAGATGAAATGCTTAATGAACTACTCCATTGGGGAGCTGATCCGCTTGAAGTCATTACAGTATTTGCAGATCCGATAGCTAATTTGCTTAATGTAGTTCCAGAAGCATAATAAAGAGTATCTCCAGCCGTATAGCTAGTAAGACCAGTACCGCCAGCAGTTGTTGGTGTAGTTTTCCAAGCAATTACTTGAACTGCATTTCCAGAGTCTTTATAAAAAAGCTTGCCATCAGCAATATTGATAGCTAATTCAGAGCCTGTGGCGTTATTTAATAGATTTCCAGCAGTAGGGGCATTGCCTCCTGTAGAGCTTGAATATATTAATAAGGGGGTAAATCCTGTTTGCGCCATCTAGAAAGCTCCTCCACCCATACCGCCAGTAGAAGTTAGAACTCCTGTCGATGGGTTAAATTGAAGTTTAGTGGAAGAAGTTTTAACAGGCAAATTTCCTGTAGAACTACTTACGATTGTTGGATAAAAAGTTGCTGCTGTAGAAGTATCATCAGTAATGGCTACGTTTGTAGCATTTGTGGCAGTTGTAGCTGTTGTTGCGCTTGCAGCAGAACCGCTAATATTGACCGCTAAAGAAGTAATTGATCCGCTTGCAGCGTTCAAAACTACGGCAGTAGTACCAATATATAGCGTTGAATTGCCTAAAACAGCACTAGGAATAGTGCCTGTAAGATTTCCAGCAGTAAGGCTGGTTAAACTTGCTCCTGAACCGCTAAATCCTGTAGCTGTTAAAACACCGCTAAAAGGGTTGTATTGGTATTTAGTAGAGCTTGTGTAAGAAGTAGATAAATTGCCTGTTGTTTGGTTAGCAAATAATGGATAACGAGTTGCATTAGTTGTAGTGTCATCCGTTACAGTTGCATAAGCTGTTGGGGTAGTCCAAGTAGGAGTGCTAGTTCCATTAGAGGTTAAAACCTGACCAGTTGTGCCTAAAGCAGTAAATCCAGTTACACCAACAGCAGATTGCCAAGGAATAGAACCAGCTACTCCACCAGCTAAATAAGTCGCATTAGTAGAATTTGTGGCAGATCCAACAGAAAGGGTGGATTGAGCTACA